GAAATCCATTTGGTGGTGGATTTAATATGGATGATGTTTTTTCCAGATTCGGAGATTTTTTCGGATTTGGTGGCCAGTCTCAGAGAGTTAAAAAAGGAAATGATTTAAGAGTTAAAGTTCAATTAACTCTTGATGATATTATAAAAGGAGTTGATAAAAAAATAAAATATATCAGACACGTAAAATGTGGAACTTGTGATGGTGTTGGTGGTAAAGACCTAACCAATTGTGGAATGTGTCAAGGAACGGGTCAAAGAAGAGTCGTTCAGCAAACACCTTTTGGTACTATCCAACAAGTAGTAACTTGTAATTCTTGTGGTGGAAATGGTCAAATTGTTAGAACAAGTTGTAATAATTGTAGATCACAAGGTACCGTACCTAAAGAAGAAGTAATTGATATACAAATTCCAAAAGGTGTCTCATCTGGTAACATTTTAAATATGACCCAATACGGAAATTGGATAAAGAATGGTATACCTGGTGATTTACACGTTTTGATAGAAGAGTTACCAGATCTTAACTTTAAAAGAGAATCTACAAATTTAGTTTATGATCAGTCTATATCAGTAATAGATGCAATCTTGGGAAAAGAAGTCAATTTACAAACACCGCACGGTGAAATTAAATTCTCTGTAACACCAGGAACTACACATGGTAAAGTTCTTAGAATAAAAGGAAAAGGAATTCCAGATTTGAATAATGGAATGTTAGGAGATCTTTTAATTAGAATGAATATTAGAATACCTCAAAATATATCTGATAATGAAAAAGACGTATTAATGAGTCTTAAAAACTCTCCTAATTTCTATTAAGAGAGTCTATCTAAAGCAAATTGAAAATTTGATTTTACCCGGTCTATATAATAGCCGGGTATTTTATTTTCGTTCAATAATCTTTCACAGGCAATTTTAGAGTCTTGATAATAACCTGCCCAATACGCAACAATTGAATACTCATCTAAAAGTGCATAGTCATAGATATATTTCTCTATAAATAAAGCACCACTTGGAATTTGTAAATCAATTGATTGTTTTCCAAAAATATATCCTAAATTGTTTAAACCTTGGTGTCTACAATAACTAACTAATCCATAATACGCCTCGGCTCTTTTTGAATTAGATTCTATTGCTCTTATGTAAGTGTGTATAATTTTATCCTGATCAAAGTTTAAACCTTTCATTAGATTCGCGGCTGTGTATAAACTAATATACACTTCCTCTTCCCAGAAACCTTGTTTAGCTCTTTCAAGATATTTTTCAATTGATATTTCTGTTTTACCGGCGTCTCGGTAAGATTGAGCTAAATAAAAAGTGTATCGTGATCTAAACCAGTCTCCAATATCCTCTTTAAGAGCTTGTTCAATTAACTCAGCATCTTTTAAGAATTTATTACCACTTCTATTTCTTGCACTATCCTGTATTGGATTATTTCTAAAACCTATAGCAGTATCTCTTGTTCCACCATCTTGCATTGATAAAAACTCATGAACAACACCTTCATATCTTGATACTCTCTTATTAGATGTTAAAGTCGGTCTATTATAAATAAATCCACCCATATCAGTCACAATATCATAAATATCTGCCCATAATGTAGATTTAAAGTTTTTAACATCAAAATTTTGATCAAAAACTAAAATTTCATCAGCATCGATCATTAAAGCATAGTCGATAAATTCTTTTTCCTTTAATTTGGAAAGTGCAAAAGTTCTATTATAAGCAAAGTTCTTCCAAGGCTCTATTATAACTTCACCTGGTATGTTATTTATTTGTAACCAATTTTCAATTACTTGAGGTGTGTTATCATCCGAACCAGTATCTACTATTAGAACATAGTCTAATAACCTCTTAACTGAATCCATACATCTTTCAATGACGTGCGATTCATTTTTAACTATCATACATAATCCGATTGATTTCATTATAATTTTCTATTTTACTATTTATAGTTTAAACTGTAGTATATGTTCAATTACTTTAAAACTCCATTTTTTACTACCGCAATCGAAAATTCGGTAATAACCCATCTCATTCATAATCTGTACTTCTGTCTTATTCTTATCAAATCCTTTTTTAACTAATACATCCTTTCGATAGTTAAATCGATGTTTTCTAACTCCATCTATTATCCAATAATAGTTTGGTTCTGTTTCGTGTATATATTTAAATCCTAATTTTTCATACAAATTTCCATTTGATCTAGATGAATCACTGTATGATATAATTTCTTGTACGGGATAGGTTTTTATAAAATATCTAAATAATTTAGAAGCACCCCCAATAACAGTTGTGTTTAATTTATTACAAAATCTTACCATCTCATAAATATTTTTAATGGATTTATTACCAAGTGATTTTCTCAAAAGACCAAAGGTCATTAAACTGACTAATTCTCCATTATAATAAAGTCCTAATTTTATTTTAGATCCAGTAAATCCTTGAATATGATTTTTGTTGAGAAATTCTCTAATTAAATTAGTATTTGTTATTTCTTTTATTTCACACTTTCTAGCAAATATTTTTTCAGACCTACCAATCTTATTAAAAATCATTGACTTAACTATATCTTTTTTATAATCCCAATCATCTTCCCATATATGAAATAGTTCATTTTGTGAATTAATACATTTTTTACTTTTATTAGTATGATAATACTTATCTTTGTATAGATCAGAGTGCCAATATAAACCGTTAAACTCAAATGATATACGTTTTTCAGGTAGATAGATATCTAACTCTAAATCAAAGAGATCTTTACTATTATTCTTAATAACCCCATTATAATTATTTTTTATAAAGTCTAATACTTCCAACTCCTTTTTGGATTTACCAAATAAAATTGGATTACAGTTTAAACAGATTTCCACATTGGAACTTTTTCTGAACTGAAATAACTGTCGGTTTATATCAAATTTTTGATCACATTTATTACATTTAAATTCAAATATAGTATCTGTACAGTTTTTATTATTGAAACTATAAATAAATTCTAAATTATTTGGTAAATCCTTTTTTATTTTATTTAAAATATTTTTCTTATATGACTCAATTCTTTTTGATATGATGTTCTTATCCTTAAAATGGTGATCGACTCCATATTTAATATGGCTCGAATTTCTAATACAATTTGACCTATATTTTATAAACTCTTCGTAAGATCCCCATTTTTTTTCAATTGTTTTTCTTTTTTTATTTTCTATCTCTACTTTATCTCCATTAGATAACTTTTTCTTACGATTCTCGATAATTAAATCTTTATTCGGATTTTCATTCCAGGTTTTTTTACTCTTCAATTGAATCTCATCCGATTGTTGAGCCCACTCAACTCCATATCTATCCAACATCTTAGATTTTATCTTGTTAATAATATTTTCAGATTGCATATAATGGTCGACTCCCCATTTATTTCTAATGTTTTCTCTTTCTTTTTTTAGAATATCTTTATTCTTTTTAGGATTATCCACTCCATATTTTATAACACAAGTTTCTTTTCTTTTTTTTATAGAGCAAATTTTATCACCACAAGTTATTCTATACCCATTTTTAAATCCTATAAAAGATCTATGTTTTCCACACTCACATAATAGTAATTCATTTATACCATTCAGTAAATAATATATCTTTTCTGATATTTTAAAACCAATAATCTCTTTTGGTATGTTTTTATTTACATATTCTAGATAATCTATGTTCTTATCATTATTTAAAAACAAAGATAAAGATCCAATATTTTTATTAGCCATTTCCCTAATAATACTAATCATAGATTTTATTTATATTTTATTATATATAAAACGCAAGTGATTTTGTTGCTATTAATTTTTAATATATAAAAATAAAATATTTATGGCAGATTACGTTCCATTTCAAGGTGGTTTAACTTGTGAAGAGTTAATTGATTTTATTCAAAATGAAATAACTATTGGATGTGCTCTTCCAAAAACTTTACCAGATTCAGAAATAAGAAGAATTATTGAAACAAGAGCTCTTCCGTATTTTTATCGTAACTACCAATATGCCGTTCAAAAAATGTATTTTCTTATAAGAAAAGAAGCATTTCAAACAGAAGAATTTACAAAATATAGATATGTGGAAGTTCCTTGTGAGATACAATCAGTATCATATTTATATGAAGTTAGAGGAACAAGCTTATTTCAATTAGGTATAAATACACCTAATTTATCTGTAAACCTTGGTGTTACTAATCAACCGTATTTATCATCATATGTTACAACTATTGGTGAGTTGGGTGTGTATAAAACGATATTGGATTCTATGTCTGATATGTTAAATCAACTTAACAAGTATACCTTGAAGTATAGCTTTAATCAGTTACAACACAGACTTCATATTCTAACTAATGTTAAACATGATGTTATTATTGAAGGATATGCTAATATTTTACCTGAATATCTTTTTAAAGATGATTTATTTGTTAAATGGGTAACTGGATGGGCTAAAGTTCAATATGGTAATTTAACTGGAAGGTATGACTTTACGCTCCCTGGAAATATTAAGATAAACGCGGCAGACATATCTGCGCAAGGAAAAGAAGAAATAAAAGAAGTAGAGGAAGAAATACGCGGTCAGTCGAATTCGGGATTTTTTTATATGGTGAAAAAGTAGGTTACCTATATTAATATATACTATAAAATTATATTTTTATGGTAATTATTTATACTTTGTCAGATAAAGAAGGTAATATAAGATATGTTGGTAAAACCAAACAGTATTTAAAACAGAGATTATACTCACATATAAAAGAATGTTTTACAAATAGGAAGTCTCACAAAATTTCTTGGATAAAATCACTTTTAAATAATGATCAACGTCCAGAAATAGAAATTATCGACCAAGTTGATGATAGTGACTGGGTGTTCTGGGAAAAATATTGGATTAATCAGTTAAGATCTTGGGGCATGAATTTGACTAACCTAACAGAAGGTGGACAGGGCGGAAATGGATATAAACACACCGAAGAGTCCAGAGAGAAAATAAGAAAGTATAAACAAGGTATAAAACTTTCTGAAGAACACAAAAAGAGCATTTCTGAATCAGTCAAGAAAAAGGCTGAAGAATCACCAAACTACAATCGATCCGGAAATAATTTAAAAAAACCGATTGATAAGGATCTATTGTATCAATTATACATAGTTGATAATCTATCGATGCCGAAAATAGCAGAAAAACTTGAATGTTCTGAGAAGAAGGTTTTTGACAATCTAAAAGATTACGGTATAAAAAAGGATAAGAGAGTTTGGAAAAAGCAATGTGCATCTAAGGATAAAAAGACTGTTTTGCAATATGATTTAAATGGTAATTTGGTTAAGGAATGGGTTAGTTTAAAATCGGCAAGTAAATTTTATAAAAATACAAATATTTCAAGTTGTTGTAGAGGAGAGTCAGTAACAGCGTCTGGATTTATTTGGAGGTATAAAGATGAATTTAGAGATATAGATTTGGATAGATTGAATTATCAAAAAAGAAAAGTTAGCCAATATGATTTACAAGGAAAATTTATTAGGTCTTTTGAATCAATTAAAGAAGCATCATCATATGGATTTAATGAAGGAAATATTCAGGCTTGTTGTGTTGGTAGATTGAAATCATCTAAAGGATTTATTTGGAGATATTCAGAAGATTTACAACCGGATGTATATAAGAAAAAGAATGTTAAGTCGGTTTTGCAATTTACAATTAATGGTGAGTTCATTAAGGAATGGGATTCTATTGTATGTGCATCGAAGGATTTAAAAATAGGTGGAAATAGTATAGTTACCTGTTGTAAGGGTAAGTATAAATCAGCTGGTGGTTATATTTGGAAGTATAAAGATAATATATAAATAATGAACCATTTAAAGTATTTTGAAAAATATTCTGATCAGACATATGATTTGATATATTCTAATTTTTTAGAAATAGCTGATGATTATAATTTTACTAAAGTAGATGATGTTTTTAAATCAGATATTCAAGATACGGTTTATGAGATAAATTATTCAAATGTTCATGAGTGCTATTTGATTAAAATATTTTTTGAAGATAATCTATCTGGTGTTAGTGATGATAATAAGAACTTGTCTTACAAGTTTATATCAAATCTTGATAACTTCTCTCATTCATTAATGAGAGAAGATTTAGAGGTAAAAATTGATTATTTTAAGGGAAATCTGATAATGGATATTTATATAAGAGATTTTTTAAAAAAACAAAATGAGTCTAAATCGGTTGATGATGATTTTGATCAACTTAAAGATGTTTTTTTAGATTTATATGATGAGGGATATGATGTTTCTTTTTATAAAGGTAAAGATGATAATCAAATACAAGATTATAGAGTAGTTATTAAAAAAGAAAAAACATTCAATTTTGATAATATTTTATGTGAGACTCTTCGAAGATCCGTATTAGTTATGACTGATCTTGGATATAGATATCAAGCCACTTATAAAGTTTGGCATAGTCTTCCTCAAAAATTCTATATCTACTTGGATGAAAGAGGACTTAGAAGTAGTGGTGTTAAACTAAATGAAACTTGGCCAGATGTTCACTCAATTGTTGTTGATTTTTAAATATATAGTATATGAAATATTTAAAATCCTATAAGATATTTGAAAGAGATAACGATCAAGAAACTATAAATGATATAGAAGATATTTTCATTCATGTTAAAGATTTGGGTCTGGAAATTTCTGATGTTTATAGTGGGCATTCTCTAAGTTTAGGAGATAAACAGATAGTCACAGACCATATGGAATTTTCCAAAATAGGTCCAGATGGAAAGTTTGTTAGTTTTAAAAGTATTAATATTAGATTAAACCCTTATAAAAATATATTAGGGTCTTTTCATATAGATGATGAGTTGTATGGGGAACTTGAATCTGCTATAAATCATGTAGAGAGTCAATTTAATTGTGAATTTTCAAAATTGTATTTAAGAACCTCAAATGGAGTTTGGTTCTCAAGTATTTCGGTTATGAAAGAGTATATTGATAATTTACCCTTTGTGAAAAAACAATCACTGAGGTGGGTCTCATATTTGGATTTAACTTTTAGAGTTTTAGATGATATTAATGAGAGTTTTAATTCAGTCTCTCTTGATGAAATTTTAGATGATGTAAAGGATATTTTAAGAGATTTAGAAGATGATCATGATATTGATATTGATGTTACCATTGGACAATATCATAAATTACATTCTGATAAGCCTTGGAAGGAGAAAAAAGACTCTAAAATAGTTGATTCGATTAATATTGATATAAAAGACAATGTTTATAATTTCTTTAGATTTAATGATCACATTCTACCTACTTTAAATAAATTAAAGTCTTTCTTAAAAGAATATGATTTAAATATTGATATTAAATTGGTACAAGAGAATGAATTCTACTCATTGGAAGATTTCATAGAAGAATATGGATCTGAGGAGTTTCATGAACTTGGAATAATAATTTATTAATATGAAATACTTAAAAAGATTTGAAAATATAGATGATAATTCTGAAATTATTTCAGAGTTAAGAGATATCCTTCAAGATTTAGAAGATGAGTATTTTGATGTAATACTTGGCAACAAGAAGTTTTTTGTTGATAGAAATAAATAGGAAATACAATTATTACATCTTAGTTGGTTTTTTAAAGGATACAACTGGTGGTTTGGCTGTTGAGTTCAAATTATCAGATATAAAATTTCATTTTGAAAGAGTTTTAA